GATAGCAAAGGCGGGCGAGTACAGATACATCCAAGTGTTCGGCTCATCGATGACCGCTGTGTTCGACCTTGTTGACGGCGTTGTTACCGCAGGCTCTGGCTCAATCGAGCCATACACCGCCGCCTCCGAATCCGGCTGGTGGGTTTGCAGTGGGTTAGACCCTAGCTTTACAAGCTATCAACTCGTCCCATTTAACAACCCAGCCGGAACGACATACGCAGGGGACAACTCCAGTGGGGTCTATGTGTACGGAGTGGACCTACGGTATGACGACACGGGAACATCTGCGCCGCCATACCAATACGTCAACACAGCCACCGATTACGACACCGTAGGATTCCCGGCATACCTCAATTTCGATGGACTCGACGACTGGCTGGAGACTGGTCTGATTGACATGACGGGGACGGACGAGGTTACGGTGGTGGCTAGTGTGATGAAGCTGAGTGATGCAGCCCCTAGCATCGTGTGCGAATTTTCAATATCTTCATTTTCAAAATACGGGGCTTTTCATCTGGCCGCCATGGCGGGAGGGGCAACAAAGTATCAACTAGCAATCCGTGGAGCGGGTGCTGAAATTCTCACGAATACGTCTCTAGAAACGTACAAAGCGCCACACAAGGGAGTTATTTCTGGCTATGGAAATACCGGGGCATCCAGCAAGATTTTGAGGGTGAACGGTGTTCAGGTGGGTTCCTCGGGGACAAGTGCGGGCGCTGGCAACTTCAGCATACAAAAGCTCTACATCGGTCGCCGGGCAGGCACCACCGTTCCATTCAAGGGTCGCCTCTATGGTCTGACCATCCTCGGCACACTGGTACCCGACACCGACCTCGCACTCCTTGAGGCGAGACATGCAGCTATCGCGGGGATCACACTATGAGCTATGTCATCAAGACTTTGATCGTGCCGACCGCGCTGATAGCTCAAGTCCGACAACTCACTCTTGTTGTTGGCGACCCGCAAGGAACGTGGGATCAAAGCTTTTCGCCTACGGGACAGCTACCTGCAACCCATTGGGTGCGATTCGGCGCTGTGCTTGAGCAAATCGCTTTGATGCTGACAGACCCGGAGGCACTGGCTGCGGCTACCGGCATGGCACCAGAGGAGGCTAAGGGCTTGCTTGACAAGTGCGTCGTAGATGACCGCCCTTGGGAGGTTGTTGTTGAAGAGATGGGCTTGAAGCTGTGCGAAATACCTGCTTGACCGCCATTGTTGTGCGGTACCATAGCCGTCATCTACGCAGGAACACACGCATATGACCGGACTTGTCGTCTTCAAGAACAACGCGCAACTCGATACCGAGGAGGCAGACGCTGCTGCGAAGGCGGCCTACGACCCGGCGCCAGTCATCACCGGGCTGGCCGCGCACGTGCGCCGCTGCTGGGAAGCGGCGCGAGACGCCAAACTGCCCATCGAGAACAAGATGCTGCGCGCGCTGCGCCAGCGCACCGGTGAGTACGAGCCCGACAAGCTGGCCGCAATCAAGGAGTCCGGTGGCTCCGAGCTGTTCATGATGCTGACCGCAACCAAGTGCCGTGGCGCCGAGAGCTGGCTGCGCGACATCTTGCTGGACCAAGGCATCGTCCCCTTCGACCTGCGCCCGACGGTCGTGCCCGACATGGCGCCGGACTTCGCCGAGAAGGTCACCCAGCAGATCGGCAAGAACGTCATCACAGCGATTCAGCAGGGCCAGCCCCTCGATCCGGTGATGATGACCACCTTCGAGGATCGCGCGAAAGAGGAGATTCGCCAGTCCATCACCAAGGAAGCGGACGACCGCGCGCAGGCCATGAAGCGCCAGATCGAAGACCAGTTCGCCGAGGGCGGCATGGTGGACGGCTTCACCGCGTTCATCAGCGACTTGGCCACCTACCCGGCAGCCATCCTGAAGGGCCCCGTGGTCCGGCGCAAGCGCCAGCTGGACTGGTCGCAGGAGCCCGACGGCTCCTATACGCCTACCGCTACAGATAAGTTAGTGCCCACTTACAACCGTGTCGACCCGTACCGCTTCTACCCTGAGCCGGGTGTCACACGCCTGTCCGACGGGTACTGCATCGAGCACCACCGCCTGAGCTACGCGGACCTGTCCGACTTGCTGGGCGTGCCCGGATACAACGAGGAGGCCATCCGCGAAGTGCTGACCATGGGCTCCACGTCCGAGTGGCTGTGGTCCGCCGAGCACAGCAAGGCGGCGTTGGAGAACAAGTTCAACATCTGGCGCACGGATTCGAGCAAGTACGACGCGCTGGAGTTCTGGGGCCGGGTGAGCGGCAAGAACCTGCTGGACTTCGGCCTGACTGAGGCGGAAGTGCCTGACACAGCGCGCATGTACGACGCCTGTGTGTGGGTCGTCGGGCCCTATGTCATCAAGGCGACACTCAACCACGACCCGCTGGGCAACAGCCCGTACCACATGACTTCGGCGGTGAAATCCCCCGGCGCGCTGTGGGGCATGAGCTACCCCGAGCTGATCGAAGACGTGCAGGCCATGTGCAACGCCGCCGCGCGGGCACTGGCCAACAACCTCGGCATTGCTTCTGGCCCACAGGTCGAGGTCAACGTGGACCGCATGGCCGAGGGCGAGAAGATCACGAAGATGTACCCGTGGAAAATCTGGCAGACCGTCAGTGACCCCACCGGTTCGGGCCAGCCCGCCATTCGCTTCAACCAGCCCGATGACCGCAGCGGGCCACTTCTGGGCGTGTACCAGCAGTTCGCACGCATGGCCGACGAGCAGTCCGGCATCCCGGCCTACGTCTACGGTGACGGCAACGTGGGCGGCGCGGGCCGCACGGCCTCGGGCCTGTCCATGCTGATGGGCTCCGCCGGCAAGGGCATTCGCCAGACCATCATGCACATCGACTTCGATGTCATCACCCCTCTGGTGCGCGCGCAGTACATGTGGAACATGCAGTTCGTGGACAACCCGGACATCAAGGGCGACTGCGAAATCATCCCACGTGGCGCTGTGACGCTGGCCAACCGCGAGCAACTGAACGTGCGCCGGGTCGAGTTCCTGCAGGCCACGGCGAACCCCATCGACAGCCAGATCGTCGGACCCAAGGGCCGCGCGGCCATCCTGCGAGAAGTCGCCAAGGGCCTCTCGATGCCGGTGGACGACATCGTCCCCAGCGCCGAACAGCTCGAAGTGGCGCAGGAGCTGTCTCGGCAGGCGCAGATCACACAGGCCGCGCAGGGCGCAGCCGGCCAGCCCCCAGCCGGCGCCACCGGTGAGCAGACCAGCGCGCGCACACCACCTACCGGGCCGGGCGGAGCGCCCATGGGCGGCAAGGGGTCCAACGTGGTCAGCAACCAGAACACCGGGCAGGCGTGAAAATACCCGGGTAGTATCTTGCGCACCAGTTCAAAGCTGGTGTAATATGTGAGCGCTTACACACAAACGCAGCCATGAGACTAACCCCTTCATCCGACGATGCCGCTCTGCTCAAGCAGATCGGGCGCCAGTACCCACAAGTTGTGGATGTGCTGAACCGCCTGCGCGCCGCCGAGCTGGAGGCGATGACGCTCGCGACTGCGGACCAATTCAGCACGTACAAAGGGCGCGTGCAGAGTCTGACCGAATTTCGGCAGCTCATAAGTCCCCTGACTCCTTAGCAGAAAGCAAGGTTGAAAAATGGCACTCCCAGAGCAACTTCAGAAACAGATCGACGCAGTCAACGCCGGTGTTGCGCAGCGCATGGCCCAACTGGAGGGTGCGCCCTCCGACCAAGCCCCCGCTGACGAGGCCCCGACGAACAACCCCGACGAGCCGCAAGGCAACCCGGCGCAGTCTCCAGCCACTGAAGCCGCTTCCCCCTCGAATGTCGCCCGTGAGGACGCTGACGAGAACAACCCCACCTACGCCCAACGCTGGCGCTCGCTGCAGGGGGTGTACAACGCCCAGCAGCGAAAGCTCGACGAAGTCGCGCAGCAAAAAGAAAGCCTAGAAGCGCTGGTCGCGCAGATGCAGGCGGGTCCCCGGACCCAGCAGGCACCGACGCAGGCCAAATCGCATGTGACCGAGAAGGACGTTTCCGAGTACGGTGAAGACATGGTCGAGTTCGCTCGCCGTGCCGCCCGTGACGAAATGACCCCCATCGCCAACGCAATGCGCCAGCTTATGGGCCGCTTGGACCAGCTCCAAGGTGTTGTTCCCGTCGTTCAGCAAGTAGCGAACACGCAGGCCCAGTCGGCCAGCGACCGTTTCTACGAAAAGCTGACCGCTGCAGTGCCCGATTGGTCGCGCGTCAACGACTTGCCCAAATTCCATGACTGGCTTTTGTCGGTGGAGCCCTTCTCGGGTATCCAGCGGCAAGTGCTCTTGGAAGATGCACACAAGTCGATGGACATCGCGCGCGTGGCGAACATGTTTGAGACGTGGAAGCGTGAGGCAGGGTTTGCCGCCCCGCAGGCAGGCGCAGCCGGCGCAGCCGCTGCCCCGACGAACACCCGCCAGACCGCATCCCAGCGGCTTGAGCAGCAGGTAGCCCCCGGTCGTGCAAACGCCGGCTCCGCCCCTCCTGCCCAGAAGCAGCCAAAGATGTGGACCCGTGACGGCATCGCTGAGTTCTACCGGAACAAGCGCGATGGAAAGTTCAAGGGGCGCGACGCTGAAGCCGCAGCGCTTGAAGGCGATATTTTTACAGCCCAGCGCGAGGGCCGCGTGCAACTTAGCGCGGCTTGAGCAACCACCCTTTCTTCTAGGAGTCCCAAATGCCTTATCCCGTTTCCGCTGGTGCCGCGCAGTACGCCGGCAATTTCATTCCCGAAGTTTGGGCCGCCAAGCTGATCGAGAATTTCTACGATGCGTCCGTCTTGGCGGCCATCTCCAACACCGACTACGAAGGTGAAATCAAGTCCATGGGCGACACGGTGAACATCCGTACCACCCCGGACATCACGATCCGTCCCTACGCCAAGGGCATGAACCTGACCGTGGACCGTCCTGACAAGGCCAAAATCCAGTTGTTGATCGACCAAGGCGACTACTTCAGCGCCATCGAAGACGACGTGGACAAGGTTCAGTCGGACATCAACCTGATGGACATGTGGTCCAAGGACGCCTCGGAGAAGATGAAGCTGGCCATCGACGGCAAAATCCTGACGAGCATGTTGACCGACATCGCCGCCACCAACCGTGGTGCAACCGCTGGCCGCATCAGTGGCAACATCAACTTGGGCGTCACCGGCACCGCGCTGCAACTGACCAAGGCCAACGTGCTGGAATTCTTTGTGGACCTCGGCACCGTGCTGGACGAAGCCAATGCGCCTGAGTCTGGCCGCTACGCCGTCATCCCTGCATGGGTGGCCGGCATGATCAAGAAGTCCGACTTGAAGGACGCCTCGATCAGTGGCGACAGCATGTCCGTGATCCGCAACGGTCGCTTGGGCATGTTGGACCGCTTCACGCTGTACACCAGCCACAACCTGAACAAAGTTGTCGACACCGGCGCCAACTGCTTCAGCATCGTCGCTGGCCACAAGATGGGCTTGACCTTCGCCTCGCAGATGACCGAGATGGAAAGCCTGCGCGCTGAATCCACCTTCGGCAACATCATCCGTGGCCTGCAGGTCTACGGCTCCAAGGTCGTCAAGCCCGAAGCCTTGGCTTTGGGCTACGTCCGCGCGTAACTGAGTGGCCCCGGCCTAGGCCGGGGTCTTCATCCCCTCTTTTTGGAGTATTTTCATGACCGCAAAAACCATCGACAACCTGCGTTCCGCAGGCCTCACCCCCGCATCCACGGACCGCGCCGCCTTCCCCGGCAACGTGGTACTGGACTTCACCATTGACGGCGCCAAGATGGCCGTCGGCGCTGCCGACACTGTGGACTTCTTCGAGCTGCCTGCTTTCGCCGGCATGATCGTCACCGCCGCAGCCGTCACCGTGATCCGCCCCGGTACCGCTGCCGGCACGTTGGCCGTCCAGATCGGCGGCACCAGCGTCACCGGCCTGACCGCTTGGGCGACCGACGCCGCTGCCGGCACCAAGCTCATCAAGCTGGGTACCGCTGCGAACACCGTGGTGAACACCGGCACCGCATCCTACGTGCGCCTGCTCCAGAGCACCGCTGCTCTCGGAAACGGCTTGCTTCGTGTGCGCGTGTTTGGTACCATCGTCGAAGCGCCGTCTTCGCAGGTGTAACCCCACCACGTGGTAACGAATAAGGGGGCCACGTGCCCCCTTACTTCTGGAGAGAAACATGGCAGCAGACAAACACCTACGGCACATCCCCACCGGGATCGTGTACATCTGGCAACCGGCATTCGCTCAGCGCGACGACTTTGAAGATGTCCTCCCGGAGCCCGAAGCCGCCGAAGCCCCCAAGGGCCTGAAGCGCCGCGCCAAGCCCACCCCCGTGGTGGACGCGGTAGACGAGGAGGCTGTCTCGGCTGACGCCACGCGCAACCTGCCGTCATTCCTGACGACGCCCGGGCTATGAGCTTCACCGTCGCCGACGTGCTGCTCGATGTCCGCGAGGCCGTCTCAGACACCCGCGTCTCGTTCTACCGGTACAGCGACGAGTTCGTCGTTCGCCGGGTCAACCAGATACTGCGCCGCACAGCGATCATCCGCCCCGACCTGTTCTCCACGCACGTGAGCATCAACTGTGTGGCGGGCGTACTGCAGTCCGCTCCGGTGGACTCCCTGCGGCTCGTGGACGTGGTGGCCAACGCGGCCAACGTCGCGCTGAAGGAAATCAACCAAGACACGCTCGACCTGATGGCCCCGGCATGGGCGGCAGCGGCGACTGCGGCGCCGACCGACTGGATGCGCTACCCGCGCGACCCGAACCGGTTCTATGTGTACCCCCCGCCAACTGTCGGCGCGGCGTTGAGCATCGTCTACGCCAAAAGCCCTGTCATTGTGGTGCTGGGCGGCACCATCCCCCTGCCCGACGCGTACATGCCGGCCATCATCGACGGCACGGCGTGGCTGCTGGAGTCCGTTGACGCCGAGCACGTGGAGTCTGGCCGGGCCGCAGCGTTCAAGGGGGACTTCGAGGCGGCGCTCAACGCAGGGCTGTCCACACGCAAGATCACCGATTCCGAATCAGGCGGCACCAGCCGCGAAGGGTAACCCACCATGGCGTCCACGCTAACCCCCACAGTGGCCATGAGCACGCTGATGCCCGAGCTGTCCGGGCACCTCCCGGGGTGCCCCACAGCCGTCATCACCAGCTCGATCCGCACCGTCGCTGCCGACCTGTGCC